GGTACACCATTATACGAATTAATAAATAGTAATGTGGATTCCTCACGCAAAGTATTTTTTGTGCATGGAGGAACTGATGTAGAAGATCGAGAAGAAGTACGCAAACTAACAGAGAGTGAATCTAATGCAATCATCGTTGCCTCTTACGGCACCTTCTCAACTGGAATTAACATTAAGCGTCTTCACAACATCATATTCGCCTCGCCCTCTAAATCCAGAATTAGAAATCTACAATCAATTGGTAGAGTTCTTAGAAAAGGAGAAGGCAAGGACATAGCAACTCTGTATGATATTGCTGATGATATTGGTGGTCAGAACTACACGTTGAAACATTTGAATGAACGAGTAAACATATACAATACTGAAAACTTTAAGTATGAAGTTATAAGAGTCAACCTTAGAGCAAACTAATATGAAAGATGAAGAATTCTTTTCAACTATAAAGATAATAACTGGCGAAGAAATAGTAGCAAAAGTTATCTATCTTGAAGATGAAGATAAAGTCCTACTAGAAAACCCTCTCATTGTCGAAGTAGCTAGGACAAGGAAGGGTGCACTTGAGATATCTGGGTTCGCTTTTAAAGAATGGTTGAGTGCCACGTTCGATGACATATTTGTTATGAAAAGAGATCACATTATAACAATGTCTGAAATAGATCCTCACATTAAAGAATTCTATGAGAAGACTCTAGAAAGAATGAAGAACGGTAAGACCTTAGCGAACACTGCAGACAAACTACCTAGGAAGTCTGGTTACATCGGGTCGGTGACCAAAATGAAACAGTCTTTGGAAGATATATTTAAAAAGAGCTAAGATCATCCTTAAACCCGCTACACGGTTAGTGTACTGGTAAAATAACTATTTGTCAAGTCCCCTTTACAAAAGAAATTTTATTTGCTATACTATGTACATCCTACAACGCAGTAATGAAAAGAAAAAAGACTGAGTATTATGTAAATAACAAAGAATTCCTTGCTGCGATAACAGACTATCGTGAGAAAGTTCATGCAGCTGCAGAAGCGGGCGAAGCACGTCCTAGAGTAAATAATTATATTGGATCTTGTTTTTTAAAAATAGCAACACACCTGTCATACAAACCAAACTTCGTAAACTATATGTTTAGAGAAGATATGATTTGTGATGGCATTGAAAACTGTTTACAATACATTGACAACTTTAATCCAGAAAAATCTAAGAACCCTTTCGCTTATTTTACACAGATTATATACTATGCTTTCTTAAGACGTATACAAAAAGAAAAGAAGCAACTAGAAATTAAAGGAAAAATTTTAGAACGGTCAGGATATGATGAAGTAATGCACACTGACAAATATGATGGTACAATGTCAGGTATGAATGCTTCACAATCTGATATGGGAAGCATCAAAGAAAACATTGAAACAAAAATGAATAGATAATGCCTAACGATTTATGGGAAGACATGAACCGTCTCAATGCTTTGTATGAAGAACTCATGTGGAGTCACGATGATAACTTAGAATTTATCATTGAGAATGGACGTATTATTATTATTAATAGAACACATGAGAATTATATCAGACAACATACGTAAGGCAAATCGTTTTGAACGAAGACTTGCCTTAGTCAGATACATTAGAAATAAAAAACCTGATGTTAATTATGTTTTAACCATTGATGAGTATGAGTACCTTAGTATATGATTACAATAAAAGATAATTATTTAAAAGATGTTGATCATATCAGAGACTTAGCAGTTGATTGCACTAAGTGGTCATTTGCTACTGATCCTAACTCAGGATTTGGATGGAGAGGATATAGATCATTGAACTTTAGACAATTACTTTCTACTGATTTAAAATATCTGGAACTTTTAGAATTAGAACAAGGTATATTTGACTATGTTTGGGAAGAAAGAAATCTTAGTTCATGGACTTATCCAAAATATGTTCAAGATTTTCTAGCAAATGGTAATATGTTAGAACCTATGATAACATCATACTTCCATCAAAACCCTGCTAGTACTGTTGATATGCTTCATGATTTCTGGGCTGATAGATTTCATAGAGATTATTTTCCATGTGCAGGAGTCATATATTTAAACCCAAACCCACCATCAAATACAGGAACCTCTATATTAGATGGTCCTAATAATCAATTTATCAATACAGAAAATGTTTACAATAGATTAATAGCATATGACGGATTTAATATTCACGGACTCTCTGGTTGTTTTGGAGATTGTCCAGAAACAAATAGGTTGACTATAGTCTTCTTTATACACGAAAAACAATTTCCACTACCATGAAGATAGCAATCATAACAGATCAACATTTAGATGGACGTAAAGGTTCATTACCATTCTGGAATTATTTTCAGAAATTTTATGATGAAATATTTTTCCCAACTCTTGAGAAAGAAAATATTACAACTGTCTTTGATCTCGGTGATACTTTTGATAATAGAAAATCTGTAGATTTTAATACTCTTAATAGAATCAAGACTAATTATTTTGATAAACTAAAAAAATATCAAGTACATATGCTATTAGGAAATCACTGTACTTATTATAAGAACACTAACAAGATAAATTCTCCTGAGTTATTACTAGAAAACTATAACAATATAAAAATCTATACTGAACCAGAGACTATTTTTGTTGGTGGTAAAGAGTTTTTAATGATGCCTTGGATTAACTCTGAGAATAAAGAAGAGTGTGTAAAGTTGATAAAGAAAGGTGGAGATATAATGTGTAGTCACATGGAGGTTGATGGTTTTGAAGTAACACCTGGTATGAAATTTGAGGGTGGATTTACTGTTTCCGACTTTAAAAACTTTAATCGTGTGTGGTCAGGACACTTCCATCACAAATCTAAACGTGGTAATGTTCAATACCTAGGCAACCCTTATCAGATGTTCTGGAATGATTACAAATCTTCTCGTGGGTTTCATATATATGATACTGAAACTGACAGACTTAAATTTTATAAGAACCCGTTTGAAGTATTTGAAAAGATATTTTATGACGACAGCACCACAGACTACAACAAACTTAACTTGTCTAATTATAAAGACAAGTTTATCAAACTCATTGTTGATGGAAAAAGAGACTACCAAATGTTTGAAACATTGGTTGATCGTCTTTACAATGTAGGAGCACATGATGTTAAGATTGTAGAGGTTTTAGTTGACTCAGGTGACATAGATGATGTGAACCTTGAAACTAAAGACACCATGACTCTTCTAAATGAATATATTGATGAGGTGGATATTGCTGTAGACAAATCTTCACTCAAGAGTGTCATGAGATCCCTATATATTGAAAGTTGTAACATCACTTAATGTTTGTACTCACCTTAGAAAATCACCCTGATGGTGTATATTCTGTCTATGATGAGGAAGATAAGCGTGTCATACCTATCTTTCAAGTAGAAGATGATGCTGACAGATATTTACTTCAATTAGAAGAAAATGTTTCCTATCCAAAAATGGAGGTTGTGGAAATGGAAGATCATGTTATAATAGATGCATGTCACCAAAGAGGACAGGCATTTTCCATCATTACCTCTGATGATTTATTGATACCACCTGATAATTTAGAATGATAATTTTTGAGAAGGTCCGCTGGAAGAATTTTCTTTCAACAGGAAATGTGTTTAGTGAGATTGACCTGACAAGTCAGAGAACAAATTTAATAGTTGGTAGTAACGGAGCAGGAAAGAGCACCATCTTGGATGCTCTTACCTTTTCTTTGTTTGGAAAACCATTCCGTAAGATTAGTAAATCAATGCTAGTCAATAGTATTAATGAAAAAGATTGTATTGCTGAGATTACATTTACCATAGGGAAGAACGACTACAGAGTAGTCAGAGGAATTAAACCCACGAAGTTGGAGATATATTGTAATGGTGTGTTATGGGATAAGGAGAGTTCAGTAAACGAACAACAAAAGAATTTTGAGAACAGTGTTCTGAAAATGAATTTTAAATCATTTACTCAGATTGTAGTTCTTGGTTCGTCTACATTTGTTCCTTTTATGAAACTTAGCATACCACAACGTAGAGAGATTATAGAAGACATACTTGACATACAGGTATTCTCTACTATGAATGTGCTACTCAGGGATAGAGTCAAGGAGAATAATATAGAAGTCAGAGAAATTGATTACCAGATAGATTTATTGAAAGATAAGATAGAGTTGCAGAAACAACATATGCTTGCTTTAGAAAAGATTAATCAAGACGAGATAGATCGTAAGAAGACTAAGATAGAGGAATACAAAGAGTCTGAAACAGATAAGAATAATAGTATTGAATCCCTAACAAAGGAAATCTTTAATCTTAATAAAGAAATGGGAGACTATCAAAAGTCAAATTCAAATCTACAAAAACTGAACACTTATCTTATAAAACTACAGTCTAAACTGAAGTCTTGTAAGAAAGACCATAAGTTTTTTGAAAATAATCATGTGTGTCCTACATGCACACAACAATTATCTGATGAGTTTCGTGAGAACAAACTAGAAGAGAGTCATGGTGAGATTAATAAAATGGATACTGGTATTGAAGATCTAGAGAATACTATTATAGATGAACAAAAGAAATTACAGAAATTTACAGAGTTGTCTACTGAAGTAAGCAATCGTAACTCAACACTATCACAATTAAATTTTCAATTGACTTCTATTAGAAAAGAAGTAAACAATATAGAGGAAGAGATCAAAGAACTTGAAGGTAGCACTCCAGATAAAAAAGCAGAGTATACAAAATTGGAGGAACTGGTAAAAGATAAGAAGGGTCTTGCAAAACAACATGCGTCTTTAAAGAAAGATCGTGATGTCCTGACAACAGCATCACAGTTACTTAAAGATAATGGGATAAAGACTAGGATTATCAAGACTTATCTTCCTACAATGAATAAGTTAATTAACGATTTCTTACAAAAGATGGAGTTTTATGTCAATTTTACCCTTGATGAGAACTTTGAAGAAATAATTAAGAGTAGGTATAGGGATGTATTTTCATATGATTCGTTCTCAGAAGGAGAAAAAGCTCGCATTGATATTGCTCTTCTGCTCACTTGGCGTAGTATTGCTAAGCTTAAGAATAGCGTTGATACTAACCTACTTATATTAGATGAGATATTTGATGGATCTCTTGATCAATCTGGTGCTAGTGACCTAGGATGGATCTTGCGAAACTTTGATGAGACTAGTAGAATATATGTAATAAGTCATAAATCTAATTTTGAGGATAAATTTGACAGAACCATTACAGCAGAGAAAGAAAAAAACTTCTCCATTATAAGGGAGACAGTTAACGAAGTGACACATGCACTGGTTGGCTAGCACATTTTATCTGTTATCATGTATATAACAAGAAACAAATCACATGTCACAACAAGAGATCAAAGGTAATTTAGCAAGACTTCTAGCAACAGAGAACCTAGTCGTAGAGCATCGCAAAGTTCCAACAGCACTATTCAATGTAGACACTCGTGTCCTTACATTACCATTATGGGATCTAGCATCTAATGCTGTGTATGACATGCTTGTAGGTCATGAGGTAGGACATGCATTGTTCACACCAAATATTGACTGGAGAGAACTAGCAGATTGTCCACAAGATTTTATCAATGTAATTGAAGATGCACGTATAGAAAAACTAATAAAAAGAAAGTATGCTGGTCTTTGCAAAAGTTTTGCTCAGGGTTATACAGAATTAAACAACAAAGATTTTTTTGAGATTGCAGACCAAGATCTTTCTACATTCAGTTTGATTGACCGTATCAACTTACACTTCAAACTAGGTGCTAGTGCTATGGTTCCTTTCAATGGATCTGAGATGTTATTTGTTGCTCGTACAGATCAGGTAGAAACTTTTGAAGAAGTATGTCAGATTGCACAGGATGTATACAACTGGACACAAACACAAAAAACAGAAGAAGAGGAAGTTGAGGTTGCACTTGATTCATCATCACTAGAAGGTATAGGTGACATGGAAGGTGAAGGTGATTCTGAAGATCAAGATACTTCATCAGCACAAGCACAACCACGTTCTGGTGGTGCAGGAGGATCAGGAGTAGATCTAGAGAATGTTAAAGATGATTGGTATGATGAAGATGGTAACCTAAAAGATGATGATGAGTTACTAGATGAATTGTTTGGAGAATCTGAATCAGATGAAGGTGGAGAGCATGGCACTACATCTCAAACACAGAGATCATTTGATGATAAGTCTGGAAAGTTATCTAGTGAGTCACATGTTGATTCAACATATGTTGAGATACCAAAAGATGTAGATATAAATGATTTTGTTGTAGATTGGAAGGTCCTTCACAAATGGATTGGTGAGCAACAAAATGCACAAGATCTAGAGTTGTTTGAATTTGTTGATGCTGATTACAAAGAGTTTCGTGCTAAGTCACAGAAAGAAGTCAACTACATGGTTAAAGAGTTTGAGTGTCGTAAGTCTGCAGATGCTTATGCTCGTGCAGGAGAATCTAAAACTGGTGTTCTTGACACAAAGAAACTTTACACATACAAGTACAACGAAGATGTGTTCAAAAAAATTACAGTTCTTCCTGATGGCAAAAACCATGGTATGATTTTTGTTCTTGATTGGTCTGGTTCTATGTCATATGAACTTCTACCAACAGTAAAGCAATTACTAAATCTAACTGCATTCTGTAAAAAAGTACAGATCCCTTTTGAAGTTTATGCATTTACAAATGAGTGGACAGTTGCAGATCGTGCTATCAACAACAATCCTAACACAGCAGAATCATATCGTTATCGCAGTAAGTCTGATAGTCTATCAAAAAATGAGATTCTATTAGACAAAGGTTACTTTCATCTAATGAATTTTGTTTCATCACGTTCTAACTCTAGAGACTATGAGCGTATGTGTTTACAACTATACAGAGAAGCAAGTTACTATGCTCGTCGTCAATGTCGTTATCCACACTACCACAACTCTGTAGGTGTAGGACTATCTGGAACTCCATTGAACGAAGCAATCATTCTCCTAAACTTTATTATTCCAGAGTTCAGAAAACAAAATGATTTACAGAAAGTAAATGTTTGTGTTCTAACTGATGGTGATGCATGTTCAACAATATATGGTCGTGAGTGGGTAGGTAAGAATGAGTTTGGTGAAGATGCACCTCGCATATCTTCACATCGTGTAGACTTTGGTGTCATCCTTCGTGATCGTCAAACAGGTATTGTGTATCGTCAGTTTACATATGGAGATTGCACAAACATCTTTATCCAACAACTTAAAGATCGTAACCCTGATGTAAACATATTAGGTTTCAGAATTCTAGCGGGTGGAGCGTTGTCAAACTATGTTTGCACATATGGTGGAGGTATGGAATACTACCCTGCAATCCAAAAGCAATGGCGAAAAGAGAAGTCTGCAATCATTCCTAATCCTGTAGCATACAGTGCACTCTATGCAATCAGTAACAATGCCATAGATGCTGATACAACATTTGAAGCAAAGAGTGATAGTAAGGCAGATATTAGTCGTGCATTCAGAAAGATGCTTAGTAACAAAGCGGTTAATAAAAAATTATTAAACTCATTTGTGAGCATGGTTGCATAGGTATCGTACTACGACATAACTTCTCATGAGTCTCAAAATAATCTCATTTATGCAAGACATCTTATGCTGTCTTGCATTTTGTCGTGTATCATACAAAAAACCACTTGAAAAAGTGGCACAATGAGTGTATACAACGTAATTTTAAAAGTGTATGATATATACATATACGAAACAAACCAATGCCAGCACCATCACCGCTAACCACAGCACAATTATCAGAGTACCTCATCAATAAGTTTGGTACTAAAGTCAATGCAAATGATCTAAAGATTGCAGCAAGACATTTCGGTCTACAGTATGAGACAATCAGTAAACGTCTCAAAGAATTTAAAGTCAAGAGAGGTGTATGGCAGTTGACAGTAGCAGAGAGACTTGAGAAAACATTCAAGTCACAATCTGCACAACCCGCTGTAACTACTAGAAACCTAGTTCCTCAGAAAGAACCAAACTTCATACCGTTTGGTAACTTCACCGATGTTAAAAAAATTATTAACTCTGGTATGTTCTATCCTACATTCATTACAGGTATGTCAGGTAATGGTAAGACTTTAGGTGTAGAGCAAGCATGTGCTGCTCTCAATAGAGAACTGATTAGAGTCAACATTACTATTGAAACTGATGAAGATGATTTAATTGGTGGATTCAGACTTGTTAATGGAGAGACAGTATGGCACAACGGTCCTGTCATAGAAGCTCTTGAGAGAGGTGCAGTTTTACTTCTTGATGAGGTTGACCTAGCATCTAACAAGATACTTTGTCTACAATCTGTACTAGAAGGTAAAGGTATCTTCTTAAAGAAGACAGGTAGATATGTAACACCAAAGTCTGGTTTCAACATCATCGCTACTGCTAACACTAAAGGTAAAGGTTCTGATGATGGTAGATTTATCGGTACTAATGTCTTGAACGAAGCATTCCTTGAGAGATTTGCTTTGACATTTGAGCAAGAGTATCCTCATGTTAAAACTGAGCAGAAGATTCTTGAGAAGGCAGCAGGATCATTAGGTGTTCTTGACAAAGAGTTCTGTACTCATCTTGCTAACTGGGCAGATATCATCCGTAGAACATTCAACGATGGTGGTATTGATGAGGTTATCTCTACTCGTAGACTTGTACACATCATTCGTGCATTTGCTATCTGGCAGAATCGTATGAAAGCAATCAAAGTTTGCACCAATCGTTTTGATGACGAGACAAAGCAATCATTTATTGAATTGTATGATAAGATAGATGCAGGAGTTGATCTAAATGCAGAAGATGACCAAACCGTTTGATGGATACCTAGGACACATCCTCCGTCTTAAAGACGGTAGGAGTGTTCGTATCATTGGGGATGGAGGAGAGGAATGGAAACCAACACATAAAATAAATGTTGTTGACCTTGACGGAAATGAATTTCAATGTTATCATAGTGACATAGATCATGTATGGAGTGAGAATTGAAATACGATGAGAAAGAGATTCTTAACGAGATCTCTGATTACATCTCCAATACCTACAGTGCACACTATAGTCAAAATGATGGAGTTCAAACTCTTGATCTTATTGATGCTGTAGGAGATGCTGAAGCATTCTGTAGGTCAAACATTCTTAAATATGCTTCACGATATGACAAGAAGGGTACAGCAAAAAATGACATCTTTAAAGTTGTTCACTATGCAGTATTACTTTTACATTTTTATAACAAATCTACATCATGAGTAACGTAACTTTATCTAAAAATACACTTGATGTTCTAAAGAATTTCTCTAGTATTAATTCATCAATTGTATTCAGAGAAGGTTCTACAGTTAGAACAATTAGTAATGCAGAAAACATTCTAGCAAAATTTACAGGAGAAGAGTTCTTCCCCTCTGACTTTGCAATCTATGACCTTAGTCAGTTCTTAGGTGGTCTCTCATTATTCAATGACCCACAACTAGAATTTACAAGTAAAGATTTTGTGAACATCAAAGGTGGACGCAACTCTGCTAAGTATTACTTTTCAGATCCTGAGATCACATTGAAGAGTGCACCAGAAAAGAATGTAAAATTTCCTGGTAGTGATTTAGAATTCACTTTGTCTGGAGATGATTTATATTCTTTACAGAAAGCTTCTGCTGTATACAGTTTGCCCGACCTTACATTTGTAGCAATTGAAGGTGAGGATACAATCAAACTTGTACTGAGAGACAAAGAGAATGACACCAGTAATACATATGACCTTACACTTAAAGGTTCTGCTACTGGTTCATATTCATTAGATGTTAAGATAGAAAATCTTCGCATTATGTCTGGTGACTATAGAGTAAAAGTTTCTAAAGGTTTGATATCAGAGTGGGTACATCAGAATATTGATCTGACATATTACATTGCTCTGGAACCTAAGTAATGAAAGATTTCTTATGGGTTGAAAAGTATCGTCCTAAGAATGTCAACGATTGTATTCTTCCTGAGAATACTATTAACGTATTCAAAGGATTTGTTGATCAAGGAGAGATACCAAATCTTTTACTTACTGGCACAGCAGGAGTGGGTAAGACTACTATTGCAAAAGCATTATGTGAAGAGATAGGTGCATCGTATATCATTATCAATGGATCTGATGAAGGTCGTTTTCTAGACACAGTTAGAAATCGTGTAAGGCAGTTTGCTACAACTGTTTCTCTAACATCAGGTGCTGCTCACAAGGTCGTTATTATAGACGAGGCAGACAACACTACCAATGATGTACAGTTGTCTTTGAGGACTGCTGTAGAGGAGTTTCACAACAACTGTCGTTTTATATTTACCTGTAATTTTATCAATAAGATTATTGAACCATTACATTCTAGATGCACAGTAGTTGATTTTAGAATTAAACATGACCAGTCGCAAAAGTTACAGGCAGCATTCTTTCAGAGATTAATACAAATACTTGATGCAGAAAACATAAAGTATGAAGCAAAAGTTATTGCAAAATTGATCAAGAGATATTATCCAGATTGGAGACGATTGATTAATGAGTGTCAACGCTATGCTGCTACAGGAAATATTGACTCTGCTATTCTTATTGATGTTGCTGATGTAAATCTAGATACATTATTGAAAGCATTAAAGTCAAAACATTTTTCTGTTGTTAAGAACTGGGTTGTACAACACATGGACAATGATCCTACTATGGTCATGCGTAAGATCTATGACAGTTTGTATAATGTATTAAAACCATCTTCTATACCAGAAGCAGTTTTAATCATTGCAAAGTATATGAACAGTATTCCTATTGTTCCTGACCAAGAGATAAATTTGTTAGCATGTCTAACAGAAGTTATGATGAGTTGTGAATTCAAATGATTACACCAAAAGTAAAAAGTTTAAAATCATACAAAACACCACTTAGATATCCTGGTGGTAAGTCTAGAGCATTGACTAAAATATTTCAGTTTGCTCCTAATCTAACTAAGATCAAACAGTATCGTGAACCATTTTTAGGTGGAGGTTCTGTAGCATTAGAGATGTCTAAAAGATATCCTATGATGGATATTTGGGTAAACGATTTGTATGAACCATTGTACAATTTTTGGTGTGTATTACAACATGATGTAGATCAACTCTATGAAACATTATATGATTTAAAATCTGTATACTGTAATCAAGATGCAGCACGATGTTTGTTTGATGCTATGAAGGAAGCAATCAATAACAAAGACATATCCGATGTTGAACGTGCAGTTGCATTTTATGTTGTAAACAAATGTAGTTTCAGTGGTCTCACAGAATCATCATCATTCTCAGCACAAGCATCAGATTCAAATTTTTCTATAAATGGAATCAATAAACTTATTGAGTATTCACATATGATAGAGAGTTGGACAATAACAAATCTTTCATACGAAGAACTACTAACTGATGATAAAGATATATTTTTATATCTAGATCCACCATATGATATTAAAGATAATCTATATGGAAAGTCAGGTAACATGCATAAGAGATTTGATCATGATGACTTTGCTAAACAATGTGATCATCATACATCACCAATGTTAATATCTTATAACTCAGATCAAATTGTAAAAGATAGATTTAAGGAATGGTCAGTTTCGGAATTCGCACACACCTATACAATGAGGTCCGTGGGATGCTATAATACAGAACAAGCATCAAGAAAAGAATTAGTTTTATTAAATTATGATTTGCCAAGTGACTCTCTATAAAGCAGGAACAGTCTTCAAAGAAGAAGTTGTTGCAAAAGATTACGATGATGCTCGTCAAGTTGCTATCGCTAGGAATCCTAACGCTAGAATAGTAAGTGTGACAGCAAAATTCTAATGAACATATTTGTAACTAATCCATCACCAACTATATCTGCTAGACATCTACCTGACAAACATATTGTCAAGATGCCACTAGAGACATGTCAAATGTTATCTATTGTTGCATCAGAGAAGTGGGGTCATGGTTTCGGCACACTACCTAAGTTAGATGGTGCTCCTTACAAAACTGACAAAGGTGCGTTTCGTAATCATCCATGCACCATCTGGGCACAGACTAACTTTCGTTGGTTAATACAACATGGTCTTGCATTGTGTGCAGAGTATACACATAGATACAACAAGGTGCATAGTTGTCAATACACTATAGAGTGTGCTGACATTATCTTCCCTGACTGCCCACCACCTACTAACTTTACAAGGGCAATGCCTGATGAGTATAAACATGACACAAGCATTGACACTTTTACTGCTTACAAGAATTACATTAGCAGCAAACCTTGGGTTGCATCTAATTATTTACGTGACCCATCCCGCAAACCAAATTGGTTATTATGATTAAAATACTAGCAGCATGTCCACCAGTGTACACTTTACCTGGTACTTGGAATGATCCAGAAAAGATAGCAAGATGTACTGATACACTAGTACCTCACTTTACATTCAATCCCAACTATACTTTTGGTATATCAATTGCAGTAATTACTATTTTACTGTCAGCATACGGAGTCTATAGAGGATTTTTTGCTAACAAAGATTTAGCAGATCCATGGGATGACCATGATGACTAAACTGGAACGACAATGTACCAACTAAAAGACTACCTATACTCAATCAACCAATCCAAGAAGAATATATTAGTTGATGATATTAATGCGGAGAAAAAATATCCTGCATTTGTAATCAATAGATGTCTGAGTTCCTTTACTGACACTGTATTGTTTGCTAACGAGATGAATAAAAATCCTCATCTACCTAGCAAGTTACAGTATGACTTTTTACTAAATAGTGTGAAACCAAGGAAAAGATTTTCTCCTTGGACTAGAAAAGATTCTATTGATTATCTTGATATAGTTAAAGAGTATTATGGTTATAATGACGATAAATCTCTACAGGCACTCAGAATTCTCACCAAGGATCAACTAGATTATATTAAAAAATCTTTGAACAAAGGTGGAAAACATGAACGGTGAAACTGATATAACATGGAAACAAACTGATATGGTGGAGGTGACTCTGGGTGAACCAGATGATTTCTTAAAGGTACGAGAAACACTGACACGTATAGGAGTAGCATCTCGCAAAGAAAGAAAAATTTATCAATCCTGTCATATTCTACACAAACAGGGTAAGTATTTTATAGTACACTTTAAAGAATTGTTTGCACTAGATGGAAAGAATACAAATCTTTCTATAAATGATCTACAGAGAAGGAATAGAATAGTTCAGTTATTATTAGACTGGGGATTAGTATCAATAGTAGAAGAGAGTAAAGAGAAGATAGCAGATCTTGCACCTTTGAATCAAATCAAAGTGTTAAGTTTTAAAGAAAAGAACGACTGGACGTTAGAATCCAAGTATAATATAGGGAGAAAAAAACCAGAATCTGATCAATGAAGTATCACCTTTATGACGAACAAGAGAGACATCAAGGCAAGTTCAATTCTATTGAAGAATTGAGAAACTATTTGTGTGACAGAAAGTATGATATTAATTGTGATAAAGATATAGGTTGTACATTTGATTACATAAAACACATTAAATGGTTCTTTGAAATAGAAGAGTAGTTGACAACTTTTAGTTGACTTGCTATACTAAAGTAGTAAGTCGCTAAAACATCATGTTTAATGAAATGTTTGCCGATGGTTCATTACAGAATTACATTGAGCAGAATCTAGAGGACCCTTGGAAGTCAACACCTTTTGAAGGTTACGTTTATATGTCACCTAAACAGAAAGGAGAGTTTGGTGAGAGGTTCACAACTAAGTATCTTGAGAACTTAGGACATAAAGTAAAGAGAGCAAAGACATCAACAGCAGGACATGATAGAGTCGTTGATGATGTTCTAACAGAAATTAAATTTTCTCTTGCAACCAGAAACAGATCTAAGGGTGGTGTAATAGATGATAAGTTTATTATCAACCATGTTTCATCTGGTAAAGATTGGGAGAGATTAGTATTTGTTGGAGTCAATCAAGATGAAGAAGATCTACGAATAGTATGGTTTTCTAAAGAAGACTTTAATGAAAATTTATCATCTGGTAATTCTTTATTCAATGTTCAACAAGGTGGTAAAGGTGTAGGTAATGATGACTACATTTGCACAAAGGTAGAGTCATTACTAAAATGTGATTGGGTTAACACTATAGGTTCTTGGTAACTCTATAAATATTTTAGTACAGGTAGCATAAACCGTACTCACAATCTAAGAAATCCATTATAAAATAGTAGTGTGATGCCGAAAGGGTCACATTAATATACGTCGCTTTACGGAGGACACAATGGTAAATTACACATGGGAGAACTTTGCTCCTTTCACACTCGGACTAGATGAAACACTCAGCAGACTTGAGACTTTTGCAGGATCAGGAACAAACTATCCTCCTTACAACATCTATCATGGACCTGATTCTAGAACCATATTGGAGGTGGCTCTTGCAGGATTTTCAAAGGAAGACATTTCTGTAACAACAGAACGTAACTGTCTAACTGTTGCTGCTAAGAAAGCAAATGATGATATAACTTATTCACATAAAGGTATATCTAACAAATCATTCTCACGCAACTGGCAACTAGGAGATGATGTAGAAATTGAAAAAGTAGATTTTATTAATGGATTACTTACTGTGATACTGGTAAAAGAGTTACCAGAAAAACAAAAGAAGAAAGTATGGATGTGAAAAAACATCTTAAATTTTTGAAAGAAGTTAAATCTCATTTGAAACGACATAGAAAATTACCTAGTCAACCATTCAAGGGAAACAAGAATCAAAAATTTAAAAAGGGAGTCACTTGACTCCCTTCTTTTTTATGTTATAATAGAATTAACCTAGCACAATTATGGCAATATCTGTAGTCACACTTAAAACTGGTGATCGTGTCATCGCTGAACTCAAAGAGATCTTTGAAGGAGAAGATGATAAAAAGAGAGGTGTTTGTCTTCTTATGGAAGATCCATATATTTTAAGTATGGATGGAGCAACACCACAGTATTTGACAGAGCAGCAAGGTATGGAATACCAAGTTAGATTTTCTAAATGGAATCCATATTCATCTGACTGGCAATATAAAATTCCATACGATATGGTAATGACCATTAGTAATCCAGAACCTGGTTTACAAGATGCGTACGAACGCAAAATACAAGAAAAAAAAGAATCTGAATCTATTCAACCAGAAGTATTATGACCCAAACACCTGAGCAAGCACCATTAAAAACAAATCACAATATCAGAATTGTGACTCTCACAACAGCAGAGCGTGTTCTCTGTATGTTTGGTGATATAAAAGATGAGAGTGAAGAAAAAAAAGTAGTTGGATATAGAATGGTGTATCCATACCTATTAACAATTGGAGAAGCAAATGAAGATGGAAGTGTACCTATAAATTATGGTAGATGGTGTCCTTTCTCTCCAATAGAAGATCATAGAATCAGTGGAGAACATATTATCAGTGTTGTATATCCTGATAATAATATTGTTGATAACTATTCTGTTAGATTGAAAGAGATCGGATTAACTGAAGACCAAATTTTCTGGAAGGAGGAGACTAATGGAGATAACAGCGAATCTGCTGAGACTAAGTAATGACTGGATTGTCTCTCAAGTTGAAGAACTAGAGAGTGAATCATTATTACCAGGTGATCCTGATTGTATGCTAAAACAACCATTTGTGATAGAATCAGATGGGAGTCTAAAACCATGGCCTCCATATTGTGATGATAGAGAGATCGCAGTTAGATCATCTGACATTACCACACTTGTGAATCCGAGTAAGTCTTTACTTGCTCAATATATTAAAAGCATGGAATGAAATTTTACACTAATGTTGAACAAGCGGGTAATCGTCTCCTAGTTAGGGGATACAATAATGGCGAGAGATACAGCGAGAGGGTTCCATTTAACCCTACGCTGTTTTTGCCTTCTAAGCAATACTCAAAATGGAAAACATTAGAAGGGCAACCTGTACAACCACATAGATTTGGTTCTATAACTGAAGCAAGAGAATTTGTAAAAGGATATAGAGAGGTCCCTGACTTTGATATACATGGGAACACTAGATTTCTATATCAATATATCGCAGAACAACATCCAGAAGATCAAATTAAATTTGATAGCAGTAAGATTCGCATATTCAATATTGATATTGAAACTGCTGCAGAGAATGGATTTCCTGATATAGAATCTGCTGATCAGGAGATACTTGCTATCTCAATTAAAGATAGTTTTACTGGTAGAATCATTGTCTTTGGTGCAAGACCATATGAGACAAATGATCGCATGGTTGATTACATGCATTTTAGATCTGAAGAGAGTATGATGCATGCCTTCTTAGATTATTGGCAAACAAATTATCCTGATGTTGTTACAGGATGGAACGTACAGTTGTTTGATATGCCATACATCTGTAATCGTATTGAACGTATACTTGGTGATAAGTTTGTAAAATTATTATCACCATGGAGATTGGTATCACAACGTGAAATCTTTATTAAGGGTCGTAAACAATTTGCTGTTGATACACTTGGCATATCTACATTAGATTATCTAGAACTATACAAGAAGTTTACTTACACTAATCAAGAGTCTTATCGACTCGACCATATATGCAATGTTGAATTAGGTGAGAAGAAACTTGACCACAGTGAGTATGATACATTCAAGGAGTTCTATGAAAAAGATTGGCAAAAGTTTATTGACTACAACATCCATGACGTTCGTCTTGTTG